TCGTCCTTCGCCTTCTCGACGACGTTCGGCGAGCCGCTGGTGAGGCTCTTGCAGCCCGTCGCCTGTTCGAGCGTCTGCATGGCGAACGACGCGCTCTTGGCCTTCAGCAGATCGGCCATGGCGTCCTTCAACTGCTGGATCGTCACCTCGCCAGCGTCGGCCGCAGCCTGATCGGCCGGGCTGGTGGCCGCCGGAGTGGCCGTGGTTTCCGGTGCCGCGAACGGATCGACCGCAGCGTCAGAAGGGGATGCAGTGCTCGTCGCAGTCGAAGAAGTCGAAGTGGTCGAACCAGAGGTGTCGGTTCCAGCGGTCGAGCCCTCGGACTTTGCCCCATCGGCGGCCGTGGCCGCGCTCGCAGAGCCTTTCCGGCTCCGGGCGTTTCCCTTGGGGGCCGGTTCGGCCGCTTCCTGCGCGGCAGGGGTGTGGGCGATCTCGGACATGATGGCGCTCGCGGCGACAGCACCCGAGCGGGCGAAGCGGGCCAGGAACGTGTCGAACTCTTCGACACTCTCGGCGCTGATCGTGAGGGTAACGGGCATTTCGGTGTATCTCCTGTTGGTGAGGACTAACGTGTTATGCGGTAGCAAAGCTGCTGTCAAGCCGCCTCGCCATAATTCTCGATAGACGCGATTGCTGCGGTCTTTCGCGCAACGGTGTCGCTCACGATTTCGTCAATGCTATTCGCCAGCGAAATGAACCGAGCGCGGACGTTGCGGTTCTGGCCGATACGGTGGACGCGCATGAGCGCCTGCGCATTGTCGGCTGGAGCCCAACTGCTCTCGAACATGTCGAGATCGCTGGCGGCGGTGAGCGTGAGCCCCGTGCCGGCGGCGCGGATATTGCCGACGAATACGCGGTGATCGGGATCGTTCTGGAACGACTGCACCGCCGCCACCCGGTCAAACTCTTTGGTCTTGCCGTCGACGAGCGTGGCGTGCAGCCCCTCGCCGGCCAGGTAGCTCGTGATGATCTCGGCCGCCTTGGTGTGCCAGGTGAAGACGACGAGCTTGTCGCGGCCGCTGCGCAGTTCCTCCGCGATCAGCTTCGAGTAGGCCGGAGCCTTGGCCTCGCCGACGAGACGGCGCAGCGTCGCAATGTGCTGCGCGTCGAGGAACGACAGGCCGCCTTGCTCGATCGCGTCAAGGATCGCCTGCTCCAAGCCGGGCCATTCCTTCAACATCGCGACGATCTCGCGCGTGTCGCCGTCCACCGTCGTCGTGGTGAGGTGGATCGGCGGCAACTGGAGCCCGGCCTGCGCCTTGGTGCGCTTCAGCCGGAAGGCGTCGAGGGCCATCTTCAGTTCGGGGATCATCTCGTCGCGGGGCGTCTGCTTCGCGCTGAAGGTGCCCATGCGGCTCTTGAAGTAGCGGGCGGTGAACGGCCCGAGCCCGAGCGTCGTGCCACCGACGAAGCGGAGCCACGGCCACACGTCGACGGGATCGTTCGGCATGGGGGTGCCGGTGAGGAACCACACCCGAGCGGCCCACCGGGCCAGCCCGTTCGCGCCGTCGCAGTGCGTGCCGAGCATGGCGCGCGTGCGCTGCGACGTCGGGGTCTTCAGGTAGTGCGCCTCGTCGAAGATAAGGACGTCGAACAGATCGCCGTGGCGCTCGATCTCGGGTGCCCACTTGGCCGCAAGCTCGTAGCTCACCAGCAGGACGTCGGCGCGGCCCTTCAGCCAGGTGCCGAGATCGTGAATGTTCTTCGCCTTCAGGATTTTGCGGGGAATGCGGGCGAATTTCTTGAACTCACCGTGCCACACCTCGCGCACGGCCGCCGGGCAGACGATGATGATCCTGAAGGCCCCTGCGCGGTCGAGCGCGCCGATCGCCTGCGCCGTCTTGCCGACGCCCATCTCGTCGTGAAGGCCGGCGCGGTCGCGGTTCGCGAGGAAGTCTGCGCCCTGCACCTGATAGGGCATGAGGGATAGAGGTGTCACGCTGCAAGGCTCCAAGGCAGGGGTTGTTGATCGCGCGGGATACGATGTTGGCCCCGCGCCATTGGGTGCTTCGGCGCTCCGCTTTGTGTGGTGCCGAGACATACCAGCCGCACGCCGGCAGCTTCGGCTTTGCGGCAGAACTCGCGCACCTGATCGGGATCGCCACCGTTGCCCCATGCGGCCAGGGCGAGCCCGCTTGTGTGGGCGGCATAGTGCAGCGTCTCGTCGATCGTCTCGGTGTTGCGGGGGCCTACCGGATCGGCGGCCGCGCGCATGACTTCGGGCTTGCTCGCCCGGAAGGCGTTGAGATTGACGACGAGAATACCTCCGAAGCCCCAATGCCAGGCGAACTCGTTGAGCGCTAAGATAGTCGGATCGTCGACCTCCGCGTCGGCCGTTGAAGGGTTGAGCATACAGACGACGAGCAGGTGCATATCCGGCCGCCACACCCGCAGCAGCGTGAGCCGGTATAGATCGCCGTCGAACGTGGCGTGCTTCATGATCTTCACCCGATCCACTCCATCACGCTTTCGATGAACGCCGCTGCCTGCGCGGTGTTGATCGCATCGCCATAACCGCGCAGTCGTCCCATTCGGGCGGGTATCCCATGAGCCAGCGGGAATGTGCCGGGTTCAACTGGCCGGAATGCTCCGTCTCGGTGCCAGAGCCAATCTGCATCTCGCCAGAAGCCGTTAACCGCGCCGACGTCGCGAGGGCGGCAAGGTCGATCTGCGCCCATCCCGTGTTGGCCCCGCGCGCCTTCTTCTGCTCGGCGGTTTCCGGCGAGCCCCGTGTCGCGTCCGTTGCAGTCGGCCGAGCCCATCCCGCCAGCCGGGCGGCCGAGCACAAATCGTTCCCCCCCATGCGGTTCGGACCCGTCTGCGGCCCCTTCACGTCGTTCACCAGCGGCCTCGGCCAGCCACGCAAGGTAGAGTCGTTCACTCTTAATGGGCGCGCCGAAGCCCGCAGCAGCGGTAGCGACCGCCCCGCCGGTGTAGCGATCCGCTTCCATGTCAGCGCAAACAAGGTCGAGCCAAGCTCGGCCGTCTTTCGTTGCAACCTGCTCTCCAAGAACGACAGGAAAGCGGCACTCTCTGACGAGGTGGTGGGCCGCAGGCCAAAGGTGCCGCTCGTCAGCAAATCCGCTTCTTGGGCCTGCCGCGCTGAAAGGCTGACAGGGGCAGGAGAGGGTGGCGACGGCGCGATCATCGGCCCATCCGGCGAGGCGGAGCGAATAGCTCCAGCCGCCGAGCCCGGCGAAGAAGTGGTGCTGTCTGAAGCCTCGTAGGTCATCGGGTGAAACGTCCCTGATATCGCGGGTGTCGACCTCGCCGGGGGCAATGTGCCCGAACAGGATCAGCGTGCGAAGCCAATCCGCCTTCTGCTCGTTGAACTCGTTGTAGTAGGCCCATGTGCTCACCCCGCCGCGCTCCTGGCGGCCTTCGCGGCCGCCTTGCGCGCAGCAGCCGCCTCGCGATTGCGGCGCGCCTGCTCGACGTCCTCCTGCTCAGCCTCGCTGCGGGTGCGGCGCACCCCGCCCTTGATCCAGCGCTCGCCATAGAGCGAGAGCATGGCTGCTTCGGCCTTGCCGTCGTCCTTCTGCATCGGCCAGAGGTGAGCGAGCATCGGCATCATCTCCGACGCCCGGCCGCGCGCAGCGCGCTTGTCCTTCGGCACGCGAAGCTCGGCTTTCCAGAGCGCCGGAGGAACCGCCTCGATCGCGAGCCCTGCCGCCCTGGCCGCCATGCGCACGATCCCGTAACCCATGCCGAAGTTGAACGCGGCCGGGGCGCTCTGGCCGGGAAGGCCCTGCACCTGTTCGATGAAGAGGTGCGTCGCGCCCATCGCCGCGAAGGCCATGAGCGTCGAGAGCACTTCGGCCTCGTCGATGATCGTGCGCTTGGCGCGGCCGCGAATCTCGCGCTTCTGCACCGGCATGGGCACGATCTCGAAGCGGCCGGTGGTCCAATCGTTGAGGCAGAACGCCCCCGATATGCCGGGATCGCAGGAGAGGATCACCAGCGGAGCCCCTTCATGCAATCGCCGAGCACTTCGGCCGCGACGACCTTGGCGATCTCGGCGTGAAGCGCCTGCATGAGTTCGATCTTGTGCCAGCCGTCAGGCTTCGCCTCGTCGACACTGGCCTTGGCGGTGCAGCGCTTGCCGTTGATATCGAACACGGCCCCGGCGAAGATCATGTAGCCTTGCGACGGTTCCTGCCAGACTTCGATATGGCCCTTGAAGGCGTTGCCCTCCAGCTTCATCGCCGCGATCCTCTTGGCGTCGGCGGCCTGCTCCATCTCGCGCAGCAGCTTCACGCTCTCGTCGGTCGGAGCGCGCTTCTCGGTCACATTGACTTCGCGGGTGACATACTCAGTGCGCGTCGGCGCGACATAGGTGTCGAACATGGCTTAGTGCTCCAGAAAGGCGACGTTCTTGGTGGTGCTCCAGCACGCCCCGCACGTCGCGCAGCAGCGTGTCTTGTTCGTCTGCTCGGGGCACACGAAGGCGCTGGCCGGGCAGTCCGCTTCGGTCTTGATCGAGACGGTCGAGCGCCGCTCCGTTCCGCCGTTGGAGAAGCGGATCGCGGCGCGGCCGCAATCTCTCCCCTTCTCGCCCGCCTCCAGCATCATGTAGCCGAGCGCGCGGCCGATATCGCTTTCAGGCCCGTGCGCGGTATAGCCGAACAAGGCGAGGTTGTCGTGCTCGCGGAGCATCCTGCGCCAGAACATCACATAGTCGGTCGAATAGAAGTCGCCGAGCGCGTGGAGCCGGATCAGCACGCCGCGCTCGACGGCGCAGAGGTGTGCGATCTCGTCGGCCAGGGCGGGCAGGAAGGCCGGATCGGTGTGGTCGACGCGCTTGTTCATGTGAAGCGCGTTGCCGTAGCAGGTCCGCCAGTGCAGGCAGGAGCGCGGGCACGTGGCGCGCTCTTCGAGCGACAAGCTGTATATCCAGTGGCCCTTCAGCTTTCCTTTGCGGACGTCGCGGCCGAGCTTCATATTGTTGTGCCCGCTCACGAGCAGATTGCCTGCCTCGGCCACGGGCAGCACGCGGCCCTTAAACCTTGTGCCTGCGGCATCTTCAGGCATCGGTGCGACTTTGCGCCCCGACTTATGGAAACCTTCGGTCTTGATGAACCGTGTCAGTGTGGCGTCATCGCCTAATGCGGCGGAAGCCTTGCGTCTATTAGCCAGCATCGCGCGTTCCCCCGAAAAAGCCCGATCCGCCGCGCTCGATATAATCGGCGGCGCGACGCATGAGCGCAGGATCATCCTTGAACTGGCCGAGCGCCACGTTGCAATTGCTGCACAAGACGCCCCGGTTGATCCCTGTGTCGTGGCAGTGGTCTACGACGAGCTTCCGTTCACCTCGATCAGAACCGCAAAGATCGCAGACGTGTGCGGCCGCAACCCATTCCGCCTGTTCGTCGGTAAGGCCGAACTTGCGCTTCAGCGTGACGATATACACGTCATGAGCGCGGCGGCGATACGCTTCTCGATCGCTCTTTCGGCGCTGCTCTCCATTGACGAGCCGGTCGGCCCGCATACGTGCGTTCTCGCAGTCACCGCAGCGCGCCTTGCGCCGTCCCTTCGCCTTGTTCTCGAAGCGGAACGCTTCGGCAGGTTTGGAGACTTTACAGGTGGTGCAGGGGCGCGGGTAGATCATGCCAGCCCCGCGTCGGCGAAGCGCCAGAAGTTCGGAACCTTCACCGGATTGCGGCGTATCTGCACGATGTAGTCGAAGCCCTCGGGCACACGGCGCTGCACCAGTTCTGCCCGGCCTTCGTCGTAAAGCTGCCGCACCTTCGCGGTGTGGCGGCACCCCTTCAGATTCGCGCCGGTGTGATAGATGATCGCCGTTCCCGGCGTCGCGCGCTGAAGCGCCTCGTGGACTGTCTGCCCCATGATTGCGGTATCTCCGTTGCCACCCTGGCCCGCAAGCGCAGGCTCTAGACGACGGAGAGGACTAACCTGTTATGCCAGACACGTCAAGGGCCGCGTCAGCAAAAACCGACGCGGCCCTTTGAGGCTCATGATTGCGGAGCCGGAACGGCTAGTCGACTTCTCCGATCGCGGCGAGCATGTCGCGTTGCAGTTGGGCGAGCAGGATCATGCGCTCGCCGATATCGTCGGCCAGGTGCCGGATCGTCTCGGCCTCCAGCTTCTCGGGCAGTTGTCCGCGCGCATAGGCTTGGATCGTCGCGCGGCTCTTGCCCGTCATGGCCGCAAGCTCGCGGTCGGCCGTGCCCGTCAGTTCCTTGTAGCGCCCGACGAACGTGGCCTCGGGATCGCGAAGGGCCTTCGCCTGCCGCTGCCGGTGCGCCTCGGCGTAGGATACCGGCTTTTTCCTCGCCGCCTGCGGCGACGCCACTGCGTGGGCAGGGGCGGCCGCTGGCGCGCTTTCCGGGGCCGGAGGTGGTGCAGGGGCCCCGGAGGGCTCTTCGCGCTCCTGCGGGCTCTCCGGGGCCGTCTGACGGTATGCCCCGCAATCCATGCAACGGCCGTTGCCGGCAAGGCGCGGCGCGGCGCATGGCTTTTCGAGCCTGCACCCTTCGTCGCCCACGCCGCCTGCGGCGTCGCCACTGCGTGGCCCCATGTCAAGGGCAAGCTCGATCGCGAGCGCCACGGCCAGGGGATCGTCGTCCCCTAGCAGCAGCGTCGCTTCGGTTTCCTGATCTTCGCGGCTGGAGCCGGCAAAGGTTGGATCGTCGCGAAGGCAGATCGCGGCTTCTTCAGGCGTCATCATGTCGGTTTCTCCATAGCTCGACAATGCGCGGCCAGGCGGTGCGCACGTCGCGTTGAATGCTCCAGATCGCGAAGGCGAGCGCGCCGAGCATGAAGGCGCGCACGGCAAAGTCGATCGCGGCGCGGTGCTCCCATATCCAGCTATCCACGGGCGCGGCTCCCGGTGCGGCGTTCGATCACAAGGCGAGCTTGCGCGCGAAGGCGTTGCAACCGCCGGTGATCCTCCCAAGCGGCTATATGGGCGACGTGCGCCCCGTCGAAATAGGCGGCTTCAGCGTAAAGCATGGCCGGTTCCTTTCTCCGTTTCGCGGCCCCATGATTGCGGGCGCGCGTGGCCTAGTGCCATCATCGCCCCGCGCCGCCAATCGAGCGACGCGGGGCAAGGGGGCATTAGGCTTCGGGCGTGGTGCCGTAGTAGCGTGCGACGGCCGGGAGGTGCCCTGACACAAGCGGGCCTGACTTCACCCCGTCGCACGCGGCCGCGTCGCGCCAATCGCCGAAGCGCCAAGAGCGCCGCCGCAACAGAAAATCGGCCGCGACGCGCCAATCGGCGAAGGGGGCTTCGCAGGTGCTCCCGTCAAAGAAACGGAATGCCAGCGGATAGACGCCCGCGCGGTGATCGCAGGCGACGACAACGCTTTGCACGCCAGAGACGGCGCGGGCGTAGTCGAGCACGCCCCGCAGGTTGCGGGAGCGGCGGATAACGCGCCCCGCTTTGTTGCGAATTTCGATCATGCTGCAATCTCCCGCACCTTGTCGGCCGCTTCGGCCAGGGCTTCGGCGGTATTCGCTGGTGGCCATCACTTCGCGCATCCACTTGAGATAGGCGGCCATTGGCGCGGTTCCTTCGCGGGGCTTGCCCGAAACGTAGGGAAGTGCCGAAGTGATGGCGCCGCCGGTAGGGACGTGCGAAACGCGCCAGCGGCGGGGCGCCTGCTCGGTGCCGTCGATGTTGACGACGCGGTGCAAGGCAAAATCGCCGACAATCCGCGCCGCCACGTCGACACGCTTGATGTCGCCGTTTCCGTCATACATGCTGATTGCGATAGTTTGCATGTCAGTTTCTCCATTTAAAGTTTCTTTACATAGAAGCGGTCGACATTGGCCGGATAGTCCTTATCGTTCATGCGGCCGCACGCCTTCAATGCGGCGGAATATGAGACATAGCGCTTGCTGCTCGCCAGGCTGCCTTTCTCGCGATCCCAGATAGAATAACCCATAGTCTTTTCTCCGTTGCTGCGCCGCGACCAATTCGCGGCTTGCATCGCTCATATGGCAAATCTGCTAGAGGCCGTCAAGCCCCTAATCGCAAAAATGCTAGAATAGGCTTAAAGGGTCTATTTCATCCGGCTCGGGTTCAGGGTCTATGCGGACGTATCGGTTGCGTGGGCGCGTCGACCAGCCGCGCGGATCATAGGGGTTTTCCTCATTGCATATCGGGCACCGGCGCTTGAGGTATTTCGTGGCGTTGCGCACCTTGTAGTCAATCTCGTCGCCACATTCGGTGCAGGCGCTCGCCCAGCGCAAGAGCGTCACGCATCTGTCGGTGCGCTTGCTGCGGTACTCTTCGGTTTCGACCAGGTAGTGGACCTGTACGGTCTGGCGGCTGCCGTTTCCGTCGGGGCGCTCAATTCGCACCATCGTGCCAGGCAGCATAGGCTCGCCCGCGTAAAACACCGGGCCTCTCAACAGTCTTTCACCCATTTGCATATCCTTTCAGGTTTAGCGGCTAATAACCTAACTGTATCAACGAAAATAACCTAGCGCAACTAATCTAAGTCTGTCTGTCGACGAGGGGGGTCTACTACCACCCCCTCTTCGGCTCGCGCCGCTTTCGCGCGGCGCGCCGACGAGGCGTACCCCTATCTGTCGCAGGTAGTAGGTGGTATTTAGGGGCCTACCTTACACTTTTGCCATAGCGTTTTGCGCCTCTTAGTGGCTCTAAATCGCACCGGATTAGCGCCGTTGCGGGCACCAGGTGCCCGGCTGGCAAATCGTCTGCGATGGCCGTCAAACCCGCGTAAATCCTAGCCTTTTAGGGGGCCGGTTCGCTTCGGTTTTGGGGGCTTGAAGGCGTTGGGGCTGTAGGGGATAGTTCCCCAACACAAAATTCGCCGCCCCTCTAATCGCCAAAAATCCGGGAAATCGCAAAATGTCTAGCAAAAGCGCCACCTATAAAGACCCCTTCAAGCCCGCAACGCCTCAAAGGCGCAAAACCGGCTCCCGCGCAAAGCTCGCCAAGCGGTTCTTTGAAGACGTCTACGCCGCATGGGAAGAGCAGGGCGAAAGCGTCATCGCCCGCGCGTTCTTTCATGATCCTGTCGCCTCTATGCAAATGGTGGCGCGCCTCATGCCGCAAAAGATCGAGATATCTACGCCCACTGACGGCATGTCCGATGAACGCCTAGCAGAGATGCTAGAATATGCGGAGCGCATGGCAGGTTTGCGGGCTGAAGCCGCGCGCGTGATCCAAGGCCAGGTGATCGAAGGGGATGCTGCGGCCGCCCTGCCCTCTCCACCGCACAAGCTCGCCGACGAAAACCCCGATCTGCGCAATGCCGTCGAGGCAGGGGGTGGGGGGCCGCTGCGGCAAATGGGTGGTGGCGGGGAAAATACCCTGCACGCAATAGCGGCCGCCGAGCCGGATCGACCGGACAGCCGAAAAGAGCATAACACGTTAGATTCCGGCAATCCTGCTAGGACTTGCAAGAGTTGCGGCGTCGAACTTCAGCCGCACGAGATCGAGCTATGCGACCGCTGCGGCGCACCGGCTGTTTTGCCCTATCCGGTGGGAAAGCCGTTTCCACCGAACGATGCGGCCGTGACGGCGCGAAACAAAGCAAGGCTGGCCGGAGTGGACCCCGTTGACTCGGAAAGCCTCTTCTGACATAACAAGTTAGGAATAACGGAGAACCGACATGAGTGTGGTAGTGAAATATAAAAAGACCGTCGTGAGTATAGACGATAAAGTTCTCGAACTTAATCGCGCGCAGTCATCTATGATATTGAGCGCGAAGCCGGCGGCCATAGGACCGGGGCATATCATCGGATACGGCCATCACCCCGCTTCGGCCAAGTTTCTATTCAAGCACGGGCTGACGCAAACGGTGGGTTTACCCACAAAGCTCACGGACTATGGCGAACGAGTATTTGCGGAACTCGGCGGAGGTGATGGCGAAAAGCCTCTGGATATTTATGCCGAGGCGACAAAATTGAACGAGGCTATAGACGAGGTGGCCGAAGCGCTGCTTCGGGTGCGGCAAGCAGCGCTGCAAATGTGGGAAGGAGCGGACGCCAAGCAGCGCGCGAACGTGCTAGGCGGCCTGCCGTTGCTGATGAGCGCCATGCCTATGCTGATCCACGAGCGGTTGGCTTCGCGCAAAGTGCTGGCCTCCCGTCAGATGCGCTTCGAGCCTGAAGCCCCGCCCCCTTGCTGCGTGAAGCATTTCAGCGCAGAACGGCTTCGCGGCGAGATGGGACTCGTGGGGTAGGACGGAGAAAAACTATGTGGTGGATCATCGGGGGCGTGGTGGCATTCGGCTACCTGTTCATTTTCAGCGCAGTGCGCGTCGCCGCAAAGGCCGACCGCGATCTGGAGGAATGGTTGCGGGAGCACGGCCGTGAAGGCTGAAACCTTCGTCCTGATTGGCGCGGCGATCTGCATCGCACCTGTGATCTTCGGCTTCGTCGTCACGCGATGGGTGATCGGCTGGAGCGATCCTTCGCGGAGGGGGCCGCTTGCCTAGGACCTTGCGCCGTTTCGCGGACACCGACGCGCCGCTGATTTGGGAACTCGGGAAGATCGTGCTCCACGGTATGCGAGAGGTGGAGGCCGCCGAGCGCTTCACAGGAACCGACGCTATCCAGAACACATACTGCACGCACTTCCCGTTGCCTGACGGCCGGGAGTGGGAAATAGAAATGAGGCCGCGACGTGTCTGACGTAGAGGTTCCAGCCGAGAACGCCTCGGCCGAAGAGTGGGCGATCTTCGCGCAGCGGATCAGGGCTGAAAAGGACCGGCGGTTTTCGGAGAACCGGCTGGCACACTACAAGCCCTATGCCAAGCAGCTAGAGTTCCACAAGGCCGGCGCGCTGCCGATCTACGAGCGCCTGTTCATGGCCGGAAACCAGCTAGGCAAGACCTTCGCCGGAGCGGCCGAAGTCGCCATGCACCTCACCGGCCGCTATCCGGCGTGGTGGCCCGGCCGGCGGTGGGATCGCCCCGTCACATGGCTGGCCGGATCGGTGTCGAGCGAACTCACCCGCGACGGCGTTCAACGCTTGCTCGTCGGCACCCCGAAGGTCGAAGCCGAGTGGGGGACCGGCTATGTCCCCAAGGACGCGCTGCTCGATTGGTCGCGCCGCCAGGGCGTGCCCGACGCGCTCGATTCCATCACCGTGCGCCACGCGGCGGGCGGAGCGTCCACCCTCCTGTT